ATCCTCAACCTCTTCCTCGGGATGATCGGCGCGCCCGAGGTGCCGGATCTCTCCAACCTCGCCGACGTGCCGCTCGACGAGGCCATCGAGCCGCTGGACGCCATCGTGGAGCAGCTGCAAGCCGTCCGCGACATGGTGCCGGTGCCTTGAGGGAGAACACCATGAATGAACGACGAGGACTGCTCATCCCCTTTCAGCGCGACCGAAAGCGCGACTTCGCGTCGGGTACGGGCTCCGACCTGCTGCGCTCCAAGGTGCTCCAGGCGCTTCTGACCGACGGAGCGGCCTACGGCTCCGACGGCGAGCTGCCCTGGCGCACCAGCTTTGGCGCGGCCCTCGGCAGACTGCGGCACCAACGCAACGACGCCGTCGTAGGGGAGCTTGCCCGCGTCTATGTCCGCGACGCGCTCGCCCGGTGGGTGCCGAGCGCGAAGCTCGTGGCCCTCGACGTGGTGCAGGAGGACGCCCAGCTCACGGTGAAGCTGCGGGTCCGTGAGCGCGGGACGGAAGCGCAGGTGCAGCTGCCGGTCTCATCGTAGCTGTCCCCGGAATCAGTCGGTCCTCCTTTGCTCCTTCGACGGCGCATCCATGCGCCCAAGACAGACCAGGGAGCGACATGGAGATCGAACACTTTGGATTCACGATGCTGGAGGTGCTCGCGCCGATTCTGGTGGCGGGCCTGACCTGGCTGTCGGCCAAGCTGGCGCAGCTCATCAAGGCGAAGGTCAAGAACGAGTACCTGCGTGGCGTGCTGGTGCGGCTGGACGAGGCGGTCTTCACCGCTGTGAAAGAGCTTCAGCAGACGGTCGTGGACGCCATCAAGGAGGCGACCGCCGACGGCAAGATCACAGAAGCCGAGAAGCAACGCATCAAGCAGGCTGCCATCGACAACGTGAAGTCGCACCTCGGACCCAAGGGACTCGAAGAGCTGGGCCACATACTCGGACTTGGCAGCGGCTCGGTGGACGGACTCATCGCTTCGAAGGTCGAGGCCGCAGTTCACGACATCCGAGGTGCTTCGCTGACGAGGGCCACCGCCCCTTTGGCCTGATCGCTAACCGGGTTGTCCGCCGGCTCGACGCCGTCGAGAGAACGCCGGTCGGCAGCGGTCATATGGAGCTGCTCGGCTACGCCACCACGGCTTTCGACCGAAGGGAGGAAACGGGGCGCGAGCCCGGAAGGCGAGTCCGAAGGACGGCACTGCCAAAGGCAGGCCGCAACCTGAGCGGTTTCGGGGGGCGGCTCGACTACGAGCACCGGCTCACCGAGGGGCTTTCGGCTGTGGCCGGTGCGGGCGTCGAGCACCCCTTCGACCTGTCGGCCTTCAACCCCCACTGGCACGCCGAGGCGGGGCTGCGCTGGCGCTTCTGAACTGTCCCCCGTGAGCGCCTCGGCGACTTTGCCTCCGTGGAGGTATCGCCGTGGCCCTGCTCGCACACAACGTCGACTACACCGACAAAGACTTTGACGCCCTGCGTGCGCGGCTCATCGAGCTCATCCGCAGCGTGTTCCCGGATTGGTCGGACTTCGAGGTCGCAGGCTTTGGCAACGTGCTGCTGGAGATGTTCGCCTTCGTGGGCGACGTGCTCGGCTTCTACCTGGACAACCAGGCTCGGGAGTCACGGCTCGCCACCGCGACCCAGCGCAAGAACGTCATCGCGCTCGCCCGAATGCTTGGCTACCGGCTGCACGGCGCGCAGGCCGCGACCGCCAATCTGAGCTTCACGCTGAGCCGCAAGCCATCCGCCGATGTGGTGATCCCTGCGGGCTCGGTTGTCCGCACCCAGGAGGTCACCGAGCCGGTGCGCTTTCAGCTGCTGAGCGACGTGACCTTCGCAGCCGGCACCGACACGCTCACCCAGACCGCCATCGTGGAGCACTCCGAGACGCGGACCCAACGCTACGACACGCAAGGGCTTGCCAACCTGGACGTGCCCCTCGATTTCACGCCTTACCTCGACGGCTCGGCAACCGTCACGGCGGCCAACGGCGACTACACTGAAGAGGAGAGCCTGCTCGGCTCGGAGCCAAACGACCGACACTTCATGGTGCTGGTGGATCAGAATGACCGCGCCACCATTCGCTTCGGCGACGGGGCCAACGGAGCGCCTCCGACCGGCACCGTGGAGATCAGCTACAAGACCGGCGGCGGCGCAGACGGCAACGTGGACGCGGGTCGCCTCGTGGTCCTCGAGGGCGTGTTCAACGACGCCCACGGGAGACCGGTCCAACTGACCGTGGACAACGAGGAACCTGCCAGCGGCGGCACTGACCGGCAGACCGTGGCTTCCGCCAAGCTGCTCGCGCCCGAGAGCCTGCGAGTGCTGAACCGCACCGTCACCCGTGAAGACTTCGAGGTGAACGCTCGACGCGTCCCCGGGGTGGCGCGTGCGCTGATGCTCACCTCGAACGAGGACGCGGGCATCGCCGAGAACAGCGGCATCCTCTACGTCATCCCCGAGGGCGGCGGCGCGCCCACGCCCGCGCTCAAGAACCTGGTGCTCGCCCAGGTCACCGAGGTCTACCCCTGCACGCTGACCTTCCAGGTCGCCGTCCAAGATCCGGTCTACCGAAAGATCGACGTGGCCGCGCGGCTCTATCTGCGACAAGGCCACGACCCGAGCACCGTCCGCGAGCGCATCAAGGACAACCTCGCCGCCTTCTTCCAGGTGAGCGAGGCCGACGGCACACCGAACCCCAACGTGGACTTCGGCTTCAACGTCCGCGACGCCGACGGCAACCCCGTGGGCGAGGTGGCCTGGTCCGACGTCTTCAACGTCATCCGCGACACCGAGGGCGTCCGCAAGATGGGCGACCGGCACGGCGACCTGATGCTGTCGGGCCTGCCCGCCGACGTGAACCTCGCCATCGAGGAGTTCCCCACGCTCGGCGCCGTCACGCTCACCGACGGCGACACGGGAGGGCTGCTCTGATGGGCGTGCTGAACCCTGGCTTTGAGGACGAGGGCGCATCGGGCGGGCTCGCCGAGCACTGGACGCTGACCAGCCACACGGCGCTCGAGCGCGTGGCTGGCTTCGGACCCGACCCACATCGGGGCCGTGAGGACTTTGAGCGGTGGACGGAGTTGCTCAATGGCTTTGCCGACGGCCAGCTCGTCATGGGCCTCTTCGACGCGCTCGCCGAGGGCTACGAGGACTTCGCCGACGGCTGGGGCACCGACGTCTACCTGACCGAGCTTCCCAACGCGGTCATCACCGCGCACTTTGGCGGCGGCGCGGTCGAGGACTGTGAGGCGGGCTGGAGCAACGACGCCTTCGCCTGGGCCTGGGACGCTGTTGGCGACGACACCGGGCTGTTCAACGGCGAGGGCCACGAGGATTTCGAGGAGCAGTGGCGAAGCAACGAGTCCTACCGCTGGCTGTGGTCGAGCGTGCCCTCGGACACCGCGATGTTCGACGCCGGGGCCGAGGACGTCGAGGACTTCGAGAACGACTGGGCCGCCGCCACCACCATCTAAAGGAGCGCCTCATGGCAGAAGCAGATTGGACCTACCTCAATGACGGGCTCGACATCGCCACCGTGGACCGCGGCGTGACCGCTGGCGTGGACGCGCCACCGGGCGGCGGCGACTTCCTCTTCGCCTTCAACTCGCTCGCGGCCGTCGAGGGCTGCGTGGGGCTGTTCGCCAACCTGGTGGATTTCGCCCCGATGGCCAAGGGGGCGTCCATTCGGGGCTGCGTCCAGCGCGGACCCGGCGGCGGACCCACCGGCTTCTCGCCTTTTCTCTTCCTGTGCTGCCAGGGCAACTCCGTGAACGACAGCGCCTACCTGCTTGGGCTCTCCGACGACGATCCGCATCGTATCGTGCTGCGAAAGGGCTCGGTGGTCACAGGGCTGCCGGACTCGGACGGTGCGGGCGTGCTGCTGGCCTCTGGCGAGAGCTTCGCTCAGAGCACCTGGCTGCACCTACGCCTCGATGTCATCGTCAACGACAACGGCGACGTGGTGCTCAAGGTGTTCCAGAACGACATGGACGACCAGCCGCTCGGCGTCGCCCCGGACTGGCAGCCGGTGAGCGGCATGGCCGAGTTCATCGACGACCACCTGGGCATCAACAGCGGCACCCAGCCGCTCACCTCGGGACGCGGCGGTTTCGGTTTCGCCGTCTCCGACGTGACCCGCCGGGGCTTCTTCGACCACGTCGAGTTGCTGAGGCAGACCTGATGGAGTTGACCGCGTTCACGAGCCGCCTCGGCGAGAGTCAGGGACGGCTGAAGCCCACGTCCGCCAGCCCTGCCGGTGGCGAGTGGGTGTTTGTACTCGGTGACGAGGACGCAGGGCGGCTCTACGAGCTTGCCGCCGGCGACCACGCCGAGCTGAGCCAAGACGTGGACGTGACCGACGCCAACCTCTTTCGTGCCGACCTGCGCCTGCGGGTGCCCTGCGACCTGCCAGAGACGCTCGCCTGGGAGGCGCAACTGCGCGTGGACGGCGCCACCGTGGCGAGCGCCCGCTGCAAGCCCGGCCGTGAGCGACACCTCACAGATCTGGCCGCCAACCTCTCCAAGCTGGCGGGCGTCCACACGCTGGGGGTACGGCTCGCGCTGGTGGAGGTGTAGATGACCACGCTCCGACTCCCCGCGCTCTACATCGATAACGCCGTCAC